ATGAAGCTCGTAAATCTACGAGTGGCCCTAACGCCCGTCCTACAACGCCTGTAGCTCCTCCTACACCTCCAAAAAGCGATCTAAAAAGTTCTAGCACTCCTACCGCACCTAAAGGTAATCGTAGAACGCCTACATCGACTATTGTGGGTGAGGGATCTACTGGTGCGCCGGGAGCAAAAAATAACCCTGTAACGGTTGCTGAAGCTAAAAAACGCAAGTCGGATACTTTTATCGGTAAGGATGGCAAAAAGAAAGCAGCCGTCACCGCTGAAGAGTTAAAGGCTTCTGGTTTGTCCTTACGAGAGTTTCTAAATAGACGGAACAAAGCCCGTAAAAAGCCTGTTAAGAAGAACATGGGCGGTAAGGTAATGGGCTATAAATCTGGCGGTATGGCAAAAGGCCCAATGAAGAAGAACATGGGCGGTAAGGTAATGGCCTATAAAGCAGGGGGTGGTGTTAAATCTCGTGGTATTGGCAAGGCTAGAAATACTAATTCTTGCACTATGGTCAAGATGAAGGGTAGCTAAATGCGCCAGTACTATAAGAAAGGCGGTACAGTGAAAGACGCGTGTTATACAAAGGTTAAGTCCCAGTATAAAGTCTTTCCTTCCGCTTATGCTTCAGGAGCTATCGCTAAGTGCCGAAAGAAGAAAGCCGGTAAATAGTGCGTATTTACTATAAGTCCGGTGGCACGGTACGTAAGACAGCTAAAGGAGCATCTTTAAAGCGTTGGTTTAAAGAAGATTGGAAAGACGTAAAAACAGGTAAATCCTGTGGACGTAAGAAAGGGGATGGTAGAAGTACCCCTTATTGCCGACCTAGTAAACGTGTTTCTAGCAAAACTCCTAAGACTTCTTCGGAGATGACTAAGGCAGAGAAGGCAACACGGATAGCCCAGAAAAAACGATTAGGGCAACCAAAAGGTAAACCAAGGCGAGTATCCGCTCTAAAGAGAAGAAAATAATGGCTAAAGGTATAAAGCATTACTCTAAAGATGGTACGGAGCATAAGGGAAGTATGCACAAGCATCCCAATGGTACGTTAATGACCGGCAAAGCTATGTCAAAAACAGCTAAAAAGTTGCATCATTACAAAGACCTTTCTATTAAGGCTAAACAAAAAGCTAAAGCTGGTTGGGGAAAATGACTACATCAGGTAGTACAGCATTCAACATGCCGTTTACAGAGATCGCTGAAGAAGCGTGGGAACGGGCAGGGCGAGAGATGCGGTCAGGGTATGACTTGCAAACCGCTCGACGTTCTATGAATTTAATGACCATTGAGTGGCAGAATCGCGGCATTAACATGTGGACGATTGAGCAAGGCGTAATTGATCTTGTTCAAGGTCAAGCTACTTACGCGTTACCTGATGACACTATCGACTTGCTAGAACAGTCTATACGTACTGGAGCAAACAACGCGGTTACGCAGTCAGACTTAAATCTGAACCGAATTAGCATTAGCACGTATTCATCTATACCTAATAAGATCACGCAGGGTCGTCCTATACAGGTCGTTATACATAGAGATAGTGGGCAAACTTACCCGACAAGTATTACATTAGCAGCTACCGCCTCTAGTACAGCTACGACCATAACGCTGAGTAGCGTTGCAGGACTACCTCCCGCAGGATTTGTAAAGATTGAAGACGAAATAATAAATTACGGACATATCATAGGCAACGTGCTCCAGAACTGTTTTAGAGGGCAGCAGGGCACTACAGCAGCTACGCACACTGTTGGAGGTGTAGCTATACTTATTTACTGGGAACAAGTCCCCTCGGTTACTGTGTGGCCTGTACCGGACAATGTGCAAAGCTATAAGATTATCTACTGGCGAATGCGTAGAGTTCAAGACGCTGGGAACGGTATCGAAACATCGGACATGAACTTTCGGTTTTTCCCCTGTTTAGTTGCAGGGTTGGCCTATCATATCGCCATGAAAGTACCAGAGTTTATGGATAGGTTACCTATGCTAAAAGCTGTGTATGAAGAGCAGTTTGAACTTGCCGCAGGAGAAGATAGAGAAAAAGCTCCTATTCGGTTTGTTCCGCGTATGGGTAGAATTTAACAATGGGTAGTAGGTTTGCTTCAGCCCGTATAGCTATCGCTCTGTGCGATGTTTGTGGGTTTCAGTACAAACTAAAACTACTTAAAGACTTGGTTGTAAAAGGTAGAAACACTAATATAAAGGCGTGTCCTGAATGTTGGAATCCTGATCACCCGCAACTTAAGCTAGGTGAGTTTCCGGTAGACGATCCACAGGCTATTAGAGACCCAAGACCTGATAGAAGTTTAGGAGAGTCTGGAGATTTTAGTAGTAGAGATATACAGTGGGGATGGAACCCAGTAGGGGGTGGTAATGACCCTTACACGTTATCCCCTAACAATTTAGTAGCTAGTAGCCTACTTGGGACAGTTACAGTAACGACTACATAGGAGGAATATCATGTACAACCCTAAAGATGTTTTCGGGATGAAAGAAGTAAAAGTACATAAAGATAAAGGTGTGTACCCCTGTAAAGAAGCTCCGAAGCCCGATATGAGTGGGGTTAAAACCTCCGGTATTATGATGCGGGGTTACGGTGCGGCGACTAAAGGTCGGATGTGTCGAGGGCCAATGGCCTAAGAAATGAACTACACAGAGCTAAAGGCTAATATCCAAGACATCTGCGAGACATCTTTTACAGATGCTGAACTTGCTTTGTTTACGGAGCAAGCGGAACAAGGCATATATAATACAGTTGAGATTCCTGCTTTACGTAAGAACGTAACGGGAACAACGACACTGAACAATGTGTACCTAGATGTACCTGTTGACTTCTTATGGTCATACTCTTTAGCTGTTGTAGACGGTAATGGAAATTACTCATACCTGATAAACAAAGATGTTAACTTCATACGAGAAGCGTACCCAAAAGTTACTTCAACGGGATTACCCAAACATTACGCATACTTTAATGATGATACGTTTATTGTTGGGCCTACACCTGACAATTCGTACGCGGTAGAGCTACATTACGGGTACTACCCTGAGTCTATCGTTACCGCCGGTACAACATGGTTAGGTGAAGAGTTCGATAGCGCGTTGTTGAATGGGGCACTAGTAAATGCAATAAGGTTTATGAAAGGTGAGCCTGATCTTGTAGCGTTGTATCAAAATTTATACGCTCAAGCTATGGCCTTACTTCGTAATCTTGGTGCTGGAAAACTAAGGGCAGATGCGTATCGTTCAGGTCAATTTAGAGTAGCAGCAGAGTAGGAGGTTATCGTGGCAATTACACAAACAATGTGCACATCATTTAAAAAAGCACTTTTAGATGGTGAAATGGACTTCAGTGCTAATACAAATCAAGCCTATAAAATTGCGTTGTATACAAATAGCGCGAGTTTGAGTGCAACTACTACAGTGTACACTACCGCCAATGAAGCATCTGGCACAGGGTATATAGCGGGGGGTGTTACGCTAACAATATCTACAGCCCCTACAACTTCTGGCACTACCGCATTTTTAAGTTTCAGTAACGCAACTTGGGCTAACTCTACTATTACCGCTAGAGGTGCTCTGATCTATCAAAATGGAGGGACTAAACCGGCTGTAGCAGTGCTTGATTTTGGTAGTGATAAGTCTACTTCAGGGACTACTTTTCAAGTTACGTTTCCTTCAGCAAATGCTACTACCGCAATTGTTAGGGTAGAATAATGACTAACGTAGTAGTTACGGGCGTAGTAGGTACAACACAGTTAGGCGCGGTACAAGTATGGGGAGTTATTACTCCTAGCCAAAACGCAAACTGGCAAAATGTAGCCGTATGAGGTTAGAAATATGACAACGCAATATACTACGATCCTTAAGTTAGCACTTCCTGTATCAGGAGAATTGAGCGGTACTTGGGGCGATGTTGTTAACAACAATATTACTCAGATGGTTGAGCAAGCTGTAGCGGGTAAAGCCGTTATCAATTCGTGGACTAATAACGCACATACCTTAACTTCCGCAGATGGCACCTCCGCTGAATCCCGATGCGCTATTCTTGATCTCACTGACACTGGAACCGCTTTATCAGGCGTAGGTTCAGTTGTTTGTCCAGCAAAGACAAAACTCTACATTGTAGAGAATAATACCGCACGAGTTATAACTGTTAAGACACCCAGTGGTAGCGGTGTTGCTGTCCCTGTTAACAAAACAATGCTGGTCTATTGTGACGGTACTAATGTTGTTGAAGGACTTACACATGCAAATAGTCTTAGTCTAGGGGCTAGCACAACAACAGCCTCGTCTATTCTTGACGAAGATAACATGGCTTCTAATAGTGCTACAGCCCTCTCTACTCAACAATCTATTAAAGCCTATGTAGATTCACAAGTAGCTACTGCGGATACTCTAACTGAAGTATTAGCTAACGGTAATACTACTAGTGGAAGAGATGTTGTAGCTAGTACCGATGATAAAGTACAGTTTCGTGACACCGCTATTTACATAAACTCTAGTACAGACGGGCAATTAGACATTGTTGCTGATACAGAGATACAGATCGCTGCCACTACAGTAGATATTAACGGGGCCGTTGCTCTAAACGGAGCTATAACCGGGGGTACAAACATCACGATTAGCGGTGAACTTGATGCCGCTACCCTAGACATAAGTGGTAATGCAGATATAGATGGCACTACAAATTTAGATGCTGTAGACATTGACGGTGCCGTACAAATTGACAACACAGTTACTGTGGGGGTTGATGATACTGGGTATGACGTTAAGTTTTTTGGAGATACAGCCAGTGCTTATATGCTCTGGGATGCGTCATCCGATGATCTGATCTTAGGAGGGGCTGCGGGACTTACCGTAGGAGGAAATGTAGATGTAGACGGTACGATAGAGTTTGATGCCCTGTCTGGTACAGGTTCGGTAGCTGTCACGAATATTCTCGATGAAGACAATATGGCATCTAACAGTGCCACTGCTCTAGCCACACAACAATCTATTAAGGCTTATATTGAT